CCTTGCCGCGCCGCACCTTGCCCGATGTCGCCATGCCATGCCCAACCTTGCCAAAACAAGCCAGTCCTAACCCTACCGCGCCAGAACATGCCAGAGCCTTAACCTAGACCGCTCCATTTCTGGAACGGTCTAGGTAAAGCATTGAGATTACTCGTAATTAACGATGCCAAATCGGCCAAATGTTGGTCGATGATCACCGATTCCCACTAATCTACCAGCACTTTCAATAGTTTCTCGCAAAATATTTCGATCAATATATTCCGGCAACAAAACCATCAGCTCGATAGTCGCCTTCCAGCCAGCCCTGAAGGCTGGACGGACTCTGTTGATGCCCTGACGTTGGACAGTGACCCGGCACTTATCGAGGTAATCCCACTCCTTGGTACCCATGCTGGCAAGGTGTGTGGTTGCGACGATACCGGCCTTGTAGAGATCCATCGCACTCTTTCGTGGCGAGCGTGGATCCTGCCGGAATTTTGCAGCGTTGATGATCGAGCCGCGAAGATACAAACCAGGAAGGCAGATGTAGCCTTCCTCATTACGGTAGACATAGCTCTCGACGTTGTCGGTTTTCTTCGCCTTGGAGTTCTTGGCTGCTGCGCCTTTTGCATCAACCTCTTCGGCATTCCAGCGATGGAAGATCAGATCCGCTGCTCCCTCGATGGTCACCTCTACCGAGTATGGCTCGCTGAAGGAAATCGGCTCCTCGCCGCCATTGGTCGGCTCCTTGATAACAATAACCTTAGCTGTGCCTTGTTTAGCCATAAGACTTCAATCTCCGTTGTTAAGTTACTTTCTCTTTCTCAGCATAGTTTCTCAGTGCTTTTCTTATTGCATCAGCAGCTTCTTGTACCTCCTTCTGAGCTTGCTCAAGTTGACCGATAGCTTCTGTTGGAAAGTCAGGAGCTACAGGCATCATAGTGACCCAACTGACAATCTGTTTTGCGTCACTCTGAATGTGCTTGGCACGAATGCCGATGACCGAGAGATACGGTGCAACAAGCCGATCCCATTCCGTCAATGTTTGATGTTTCACTTAACCCTCCAGCAACGAAAGCCTTCAGGGGTCTTGCGGATTGAGAATTTGGTGCCTTCATTGCGACGGCAGAAGTAAGAAGCAGCGCCTCGGCAACGAGCGGTCAACCTCATATCTTCGCCAACCAGGAAACTGTCACCAACCTTCATGTTAGCAAACGGCCAACTAAGCCAACTGGCCAAGCCAGGAGGTGGTGTAGGAACGTCGCTCTCGATCTTAAAAGCCTGCTTGATCAGTCGCGGTCGTTTCATGTGGTCTCCGTTGTTGAATTGTTCATATCCCAAATTGGGTGTTGCAGTCAAGCCCGGAATGGGCTACCAGGAAGTCCATGACACTTGAAACATTTCTGATAATACGCGGGATCAGCACAGCGCAGTTTGCCAAAACGTCAGGCTATCCCTTCGCCACCGTGGCCAAGTGGCGGCAACGGATCAGGATTCCACGTCCTGCCGCCATGCTGAAGATTCAGAAACTCACAAAAGGAAAAGTGAAGCCTCATGACTGGTACCGGTGAATGGCGGTTCTGGACCGCTGATAAAGTCGAGAAAGTTAAGACGATGTGGGCGGACGGGTATTCCGCCTCACGGATTTCCGAGGAGATCCCCGGTTCGACTAAGAACTCCATTATTGGTAAGGTGCATAGGCTGCACCTGCCGGAGCGAAAGAAGCGAAAAAATCCAAGTCACTTCAAGCGGGAGAAGGTCAGGGCCATGGTCATGGTCAAGCCCAAGCCAAAGCCAGCCCCGAAACCCAGGCCCAAGGATGGCATCCCATTCCTGGAGGCCGATTCCACCACCTGCCGGTCGGTCCAAGGGCGGGATCCCAACGGAATCCTGGTTTGGTTCTGTCCCAAGCCCAAGGCGGCCAATCAGTCGTTCTGCCCCCACCATCTGGGCATCTATTACACCGGGAGCCGCCGATGACGATCAAGGAGATCACCGAGAATGCCAAGCAGATCAGGGACCGGCTCAGACACCCGCCGAATGCCGTTCATGACACTGGTATTGACCTAACCAAGAAATCCAGCTCGCATCGTGGTGACGAGCCCAATCCGGATCCACCGATCAAGAAGATGCTTGAGATGCTTCCGGAGCCACCCAGAAAGCGCTATCAGTTCGCGCCTTCCAGGAAGTGCCTGATCTTTGATGATATTCTAGAGGCCGTCTCGACGCACTATGGAGTCTCGATAGAGGCCATCAGGGGTCCAAGCAGGCGGACCCACACTGGTTTTGCCCGCTTTGTCGTGGTTCACCTTGCCATCAAGCTGTCCAAGAAGCCCTCGCTCTCCGCCATAGGCAGGAACCTGAACAAGGACCATACTTCGATCCTTCATGCCAGGAACCGCATCAAAGCAATCATTGCTGGCAATGCCCAGGTAGCAGCCGAGGTCAAGATGCTGGAGACGTACCTTGAAAGACTCCATCACTATCGATCTTCCATTCCCTCCGAGCGTCAATTCTATTTGGAGGGGTAGTGGCAAGAGGGTCTACCGGACCAAGGAGTACATCTCCTGGCTCACCAACGCCAATGGCCACTGGCTGCTCCAGCGAAGCTCCATGCCGGTCAGATCCATCCCAGAGCATTATTCGCTCAAACTGATCTTGCATGCCCCTGACAAGCTGATCAGGGATGTCGGCAACTACGAGAAGGTGTCATCCGACTTCCTGCAAATGGCGAGGATCGTCCGAAACGACTGTCTGTGCCTCGATCTTCATGTCGTCTGGGGCAGCTCCGCAGATGCCCCTCACGGGGCCAGAATGATCGTAAGTCCGATGGAATTGGAGGGTACCTACTAGATGTAGTAGGTCGAGGACTCGAATATGCTTCTGGCAGCGCATTGACGAAGGAATAGGACAAGCCTACAAAAGAAAGACCCCCCGCGAGGTGGAGACCTCCGGGGGGCGTGATCGGTGTACTTGGAATGTTGGAGCACCCAAACCGATGGGCCTTACTTACCCATCTCTTTAGCCCCCGGCAACCCCAAAAACACCGCTCACTCGGAAAATCCTGTGCTTTCCACAGAAAGCATTGGTCGATTTACGGTTGAGCTGTTGGGTGTCGCCCGGTGGTCCCGCCCCATAGAAGCCAATCGTAGGCGTAATCCCCCTCCGCTGGGAAAGTGGCTGCGTGGCCATGCGCGTTGTCCCCATTTAGCGCGCGGATTAAACCCTTGAAGGTTACTTCCCTCTGAGCTGCTCCACACCAAGGGAGCTGCATCGGTATCAAGGGAAGGAAAGGGGAAAGTATGACTTTTTGAGGAGATACAGAGAATGTCGAAAATAGATTGGAATAAAGCCCGAAAATTCAAAGAATCTGAGGAAAAATATACACCAGGAGCGGTGTTGAGTAATGGGAGAGTGATCAGGGATGCTCCGCGAGATGGCCTCGATGCAAGAGCGAGGCTTGCAGAACAGAGGTGGATGGCAACGCTTAGTGAGAGAGCTAAAAAATGCCTGAAATAGACGATTTTGAGCTTTTCTGGAATTCCTACCCTCCACGCAAAGGTGACAAAGCCAAGCAACCGGCAAAGGTTCTATTCGAGAAGGCAGTGAAGTCAGGAATTCCGCCTAAGGATCTCATCGAGGCTGCAAAAAAATACGCGGCCTCCGAGACTGCAAACCACAACACCCCGTTCATCATGCAAGCCCAGCGCTGGCTCAGAAACAAACGCTGGCTGGACTATCAGTATGAGCCCACCCAGGCCGCCAGGGATGGCGTGACCCAGATCTTCATCAGCGAGGAGACACCGAACTGGACCGCTTGGCAGGAGTACCTCCGCAGGACAACGGGGAAGGGGTCGCCATGCGTTAATTTCGGCTGGTGGTTCCCATCCTCCTGGCCACCCGTGGAATCGCACCCATGACGACCACCAAGGTTTTCCGCGCCGAGACCTGGGGTAAGCGCCGGGGTCGGCTCTGGACCCAGGAGGAGGAGGCCAGGGCGGTCCTTATGCGGTTCTTCAAGCAGAGCGACGAGGAGATCGCCAAGGCTCTTGGCCGGACCCGGAAGGCCATCGAAGGCAAGATCGGCTACTGGAAGAAAAGACGGTAACTTTTAGGCAGCCACTGTGTTATGAGTGACACATAGGAGGCCAACATGGTTGCGATGGCAATTTCAGTGCTTTGGTTTCTAATAGGCCTGATTGTTCTGTGTGGCATCATCTATCTGGCAATATGGGTCATTGAGAGCTTCGTTACTGCAATCCCGGAGCAAGTCAAAAAGGGCGTCTGGGTGATCGTCTTGCTGCTTGCATTGATTGCACTGCTATCAGTGCTGGTAGGAGGCGGCAGCTTTCACTTTCCCTCGGTCCGATGAAAGCTCG